CCCAATCAGGGTCTTCAAATGGGGCTTGATCGTGAGTAGAAGGGGCTAACCCCGCGATTGCAACTTGCATAAGTTGGGGGTGAGTTTCCCCACCCCCGTCCTTATTAACTTACAGAGCAAAGAATACCACTTGCTTTTTCGTTTTTAGAAACAAGGCCATACTCGCCAAGAAGCATCTGCTTGGTGGAGTCGCCTGTCTTTGCCATATTGACAGTCTGGAAAGGCCGGAGCCATGAAATGCCCCAGTAGTCCATGTCTAAAAAGAAAATGTTTGCAGCTACTGAGCCGGGACCATCTGCCGCCAAGTTCCTATCTGGAACGATTTTAAACGTACCAAAATCGGAAACATAGACGTCAACAGCTGAAACAGCCGTTGCAGCACCCTTACCAGATATTTGGTTACGAGGCGGGATACCTAGCGATATCGAACCCGAACCTACTGTTGCTAATGAAGAAATCGTCTGCTTTACAGTAGACGGTACTAGCATCATATCTGGTTGACCACCAGCATCATAGGCTTTCTTGATAACTGCCTTGATATTTGCTTCTGAAGCAGCAGCGGTAGACGTATTGTTTACCATCAAAGTAGTACCAAGATCACCAGCAGTAGCTGACCCACCAGACCCACCCGCAACAAAAGATGTATTCAGCCATGTTGGGATACCAGCAGTTGCTCTAGCTGTGGTAGCGTTACCTACAACCCGTATAGTATTGGAGGTGAGCATGACTTCCATGTCTCTTTTCATGCGTTTGCCTAGTTTAGCTAACATGTAGGCTTGATGTTTGCCGTGACCTGCGTAATCGACTGCATCGTCGGTTCCTGAGGTCTGAGCAATGTAACGACTTATCTGAGTATAGTTACCAAGTCGCGTTGGAAGACTCCTTGCCGTAGCGTCAGGTGAATCATCGCCTTCTAAATGACGATTAGTATTCACACCTGCCGTTATGGTATCAACCTGCCATTCAAAGTAAGTGTTGTCAGCACTCATCTTTGCACAACCAGTCAAAAAGGGTGTATCCATAGGCGCAATTGAGTAAATCACGTCAGATAAATCTTCGCGTATCGCCACTGATCCATAGACCAGTGACGTATTTGTGGCAATAGCCATAGATTTATCTCCCTAGTTAGGAATTAAACATATCTTCTAACAAAGCGGCTGCGTCATCGACGTGGCCTGTCTGCTGAAGACGCTTCATTTGTACCTTGCGCTTTTCTTTACTAGTCTCAGATTTCGTTTTAAGAGTTCCTGATCTAATTACCTTTGGTTTATTCTTGGTTTTCTTTTGCTTTATATCAGAGCCTTGGAGTTTGTCATACTTACTCGCTTTATATAATGTAACCACCTGACGGTGATCTACGAGTCCTTTTATGTCATCCTCTGTAAAGCCTTGACTTACAGCATATTCTCTGAGTTCGGAGGAAAGTTTTGCTCGTTTTGTTGGATCAGACCAAGCAGGTAAAGCATCAACAAGTTTTCTAGTTTCTTCTTGTTTGTGTTCTACAAACCTAGCTTTCTGATGGGATTCTTCCTGTGCTTGTGCAGCCTGTTGCTGTCCAATCATTTGTTGAACCCTCTCTTTAGCTTCTCTTTCTTCTTCCTTCTTTGTAACATAAGTAATGGGGTCTTCCTGTCGCAAGGTTTCCCAATCTATGTTTTGATAGTCTTGAAGACCAACCATAGAATTTTGAACCACTTGGCTCAAAGCGTTTATGTATTCTTGACGCTCGGCTTGTAAATACTCCACCTGTAAAGACATCTGTTTATGTACATCTTCAGCTTCTTTACGTTTAGTAGCTAAGTCTTGCGTCTTTTTGGTATAGTCTGACTGGCGTGAATAGCCTTTAGTAAGTTCTTCAAGGGATACCTCCCGCTCTTCACCGTTTATAGTGACAGCGTAAAGAGGTTCCTCTTCACTTTCTTCATCAGACTCCTCAGTAACTTCTTCAGATTCATCCTCTTCGGACTCTTCTTCTAAAGCTTCTTCGGATTCCTCCTCAAATGATTCGCCTTCCTCTTCGGGTTGAGACTCTTCAACATCGGTAGGTTGTGCTTCCTCAGTTTCTGGAGTTTCCGTTTCCGGTTCCAGCATCTTGAGTAGTGCATCTTGCGCTGCTGTTAAACTACCATCTAGCGCACTATCGTCAGGTACTACTGGTTGCGGGGCTGGTTGCGTATCCGCCATAATAAAAATCCTCTTTTAAATGAATGGGTGTTGCTTGTCCATAATTTTATTCATGCGTCCAGTTTCAACAATAGACTCTACATGATTGTATATTTTGTCAAGCAGTCTCATCGCCAGCCAGATTGTTTCTCTGGCATCGGATTCATTCGAGCCACTGTGTTCCCAGCGACTCATTAAATCTGTTTTTAATACTTCGAATGCCTCTATAAAGAGAGGGTCACTAAGAAGTCGTTTAGCTTTTTCTTCTCTTAGTTCGTCAGTCATATTTATGCAAGATATTCATCTACTCTAGGTCGTCTACGCCTTCCCGTGCGCCTAGCTTTTTTTCTACTTCCAGATAATTCTGCAACTTCATGCTCTCTCTTAGCTTTCTTCCAAGCTTCAGAACCGGGTTTATATTGTTTCCAATGTTCAGGCATTAGGTATCTCCTATAGCTACGGCTCGTTCTTGTTCCTGCTCAAGTTTAAGTTCAGCCATTTTTAGTTGTGCATCAACAGCATTCTTCTGGTATTCCTGTTGTATCTTTTCTTGTTTGACTTGAACATCGGCAGCTTTTATTTCTAGTTCTTTCTGCTTTAGTTGCATTTCCATCTGAGCCATTTGTTCTTCAGGAGATGGTCCTTGCTGTTTCTGTACCTGAGAAGGATCAGTAAGAAAATCCTGAACATTCTGAAAGCCCATGTTTTTCACCATTGCAGCACCAATGTTGTACATATTCTGCTCATTAACAATAGAAAGACCACCCTTCATAGCTTCTCCTGCAAAGGACAGCATAGCAGAAAGATGTGCTAACTGTTGATCTTTGTTACCATTACCTAGAGCAACACTTACTGTGCAATCGTATTTATCATTCCATGCATCAGGACGTACTGGAATCCATTCGTTTCTTAACATCACAACTCGTTTCTTGTCTTGGTTTTTCAACAGGAGTTCATAGATAGTACGCATCAGTTCTTTTACACCTGTCTCAGCAAAGTTTCGCGCTATCAATTCAACTCTACTTTGGGCAGCAGTCATTACAGCATTTACAGCAGTAGCAGTCGTGTGAGATGTAAGAGCATTTTCATTCATACCCTGAGACATTTTTGATACACCCGCCCTAGATTCCCTAACACTATCAAGATACTCAAGCATCTGGAATGAGTAAGGTTCCAAAGGTGGCGTTACAAGAGGTGTGACAGCATTAGGTGATTTAACCCTAACTACACCACCCGGACGTTGTGTAAGCAAATCATCCAAGTTTGCTTGTCCTTCAAGAACTGCGTACCTACCAAAGTTCTGGTTGTACATATTGTCCATGAGATTTCGCATCAGGGTACTCTTCATTAACTGAAGATCGAGAACAAGATCGGCAACCGAAAGACCAAAGAATTTATGTGGGATAGATATGGGAGTAATACTTATAAACGGAACAAAGTCAACTTCTTCATTAGCTAATACGTAATCACCCACAGTACAGACTTTTCTTAACTCTGTAATACCATCCCCATCATAATCAGTATACATGAAAGATTCATATAACCAATACTCTGTAAGTGCTTCCTCACCATCTGAGACAGTATCCATTCCAGAGAAGTTACTAGTATTATCAAACTGATACCTAGCCATTCTCTCAGTAGACCAGTCATTTAAATCGCCTTCCCCAGCACCAAGATCAGAAGGGTCGAGTGTTTGGTCAGGATACATCTGACGTAGATCAGATAAAGTTTTTCTAACGCGATGACATACAAATCTTGCATCGTCTATTGTTTTGGCATCTCTAGATATAAGGAATTCATCTGGTGGAACATTCTCTACTTTTATTCTACCGTCATAACCAGACCGTTTTATAACTACATCGTGGAGAATCCCTATCTCTGCTGTCGTAGAACTGCCATCACTATACTCGGTATGCTCTATAACTTCTACTTCTTCTGGTTCGACAAGATAGTTCATCTCGTCATCATTTAAACCATTATAAGATTCTCTAGCAGTATCTTCATATTCATCCCACCACACTTTTACAATGCCATTCTTCTGTAAGAGAGCATCTGTAAACCATGCGTATAGTATGGACCATCCCGGATTATCTTTTGTAAAGACGTAATTAACGTAGTCTGTAGCCTGTTTAGCCATCTCTACGTCTTCTGGTCCATGAGGATTAAATTTCACCATCTCATCACCAGCTGCAAATACTCGCATCAGAGAAGGTTTTATCCANTCAATAGTATCCTGTACCGTAGAATCTACATACTGACTTCTGCCATCAACCTCATTTCCAAAAGGCAAACCATAGTAATACTGCATAGCTAGTTCGCGTTGCTCAGAAACAGTAGCATCATGACTTAATGCCTCTGAGACTTCTGCCTGTATTCTAGATATTAGTTCTTCTTCTGTTATTTTAGATGATGCCATAATTCTTGTATTCTACTTCGTTGGTCCACGCTGGGTCTTTGCCTGATACGGCAAAACGCTGTGATTGGAATGCATATCGAGTTGCGCTCATAAGGTCATCCCGCAGAGGAANCACCTTNCCGTCTTTTCTGTGGTACATTCTAAATTCTTCCCACCAGTCAGATAAGGTACTGAAAACTTTAAACTTATCATTTTCCATGGATTGGATAACTGCCATTAAACCTTCTTCTATACTGTTACCACCTTTGTTCTCGCCTAATGCTGGAGGATTTGTAAAATGTTCCAGCCTCATATTACACCCTAGATTACGATACTGGTCAGCCAAGCCGGGATTACCCATAGAATCTCGTCTATTGCCGTCATGGGGATAAGCAACGGGGATAAAATGGGGTCTACTGCGTATAACTTTTGCGTGAACCGTGGGAGATGCCTTAGACATCCTGTAACAATCATAGACATAAAAGATATCCTCATCACGATCAATAGCACCCCAAACTACTGCTGTCGGATGATCCCAACCAAAGTCTATTGCTGCTATTCTAGGCCAATGATCCTCAATATGTATAGGCTCAGTCATTATTTTTTCTTCCATGATTGGAAAGATAAGGCCAGAACCAATAGATGGTCTGCCGTATCGTCTCATTTCCCTCTCATGTGGAGAGTATGAGGATAGTATCTGCTCCATGACTACTTCACTTAGATGACCATTCTGTCCGTCCATAGACTTTATTTTCTCAGATGCGTCATCCCATGTCGCATTTACCAAAGCTTGTCCTTTCTGAAGGTTGTTCAGGAAAGACGCAACAGTCTCAGTCATTCCAGCTTCTGGTGTAAAGGTCATGTAGACCATGCCTCTCCTATCCAGTGTACGAGTAACTGCCTGTGAGTAGATATCTCTGCTTGGCTCTTCGTCCAGCCAGATACAATCTACTGATCTTCCCTGCCATTTCTCTACGCCCATCTCGTAGGCTTTGAAGAATAAAGATGAGTTCCCACCACTAACATGCCTTATCAACGCTACTGATTTGGCGTTAGGTACACCCGGCTTACGTTCGGTTTTTATTATATGTTTTTTCGGTACAGTACCGGAACCGAAAGCTTCCGGGTCATCGGGGGAACCCAGTAATTCAAATTGTACAATGTCTCTTGTAGTTTCGTTGGATACACCACCAGCCCATGCTACGATAGGTTGCCTGAATACCCTGCCATTCCACCACTCTGGATAAATTCCAGTTAAGTGATAAGAAAGTTCCATGCTACCGCAGTAGGATTTACCTATACGGTTAGCAGCCATTAGAAGTCTCTGGTTGGCGTGAGAACCTGTTGCGTGAAACTTTAGTTGGTAGGGATACGGATCATAGAAGTTTATTCTATTTACTCGTTCCCTTGTTCTCTGTTCTCTGGCAAGTTCTAACGTCCTAGTGCTTGAGGAGGGCATTTAACTCCCTTTGTATTTCTTCATCGGACATTCTCTCTACTGACGTTGTTTCGATTCTTTCGATTGGTTTAAGTCCTGCCCTGTCAAGGATATCCCGGACAGCACTGAGCCGGACTGTTTCGCTAGTAGCATTTCTAGCCAGTTCCGTAAGTATCTGAAGATTCTCAGGTATCTTGTCAGCAAGAAGTTTCTGGGTAGCTTCTTGAATTTCATTTCTGAAGAAGTTTTTAAGTTCATGGCCTTTCTGCTTTGATGTTTTTTCTGAGTAACCTGCTGCTATAGCAGACTGCGTAGCATTACCTATCTGAGCATAGTGCTCAATAAACTTCTGTTGTCGAAGAGTCATCATCTAGATTGTAGTCTTCCACCAGTGCGTCTTAATTTTTCTAGTTGATACCACTTTCTCATCTCTTCGTCAATGGGTAGGCCCATACTGGGGGAAGGAAATAACCCTTCACGCTGCTCTTTGTATAGTTGTTTAAGATCAAGGCTTTTCTGCATTTCTGCATCCCTTCCTTCATTGGTAAATTGCCTATACCTCTCAGGTATACTTATAATATCACGCATAGAGGGGAAGCCAAGAGGACCACGATAGTTCATTAACCACTCAAACATTAGCCTCTTCTCCTTCTCTTTGCCATCTTTTTGAATGTCTTAGCGAGTGCTTTAGCCCTACCCGTGCATCCGGGTTTAGTTATAGGCGTGCATTTACCTTTCGTTCCTCTTTTATCTATGGAACGATTAACTTGCTGAATCCACTTTTTCTTAGCTCTTGCCACAGTTTACCATTTTATATTTCTGTACCCAAGCGGGTCTAGTATTCGTTGGAGTAAGTTGCCATCTTTCTTCTTTTTCTTTGGCAATTCGG